ATTTGGACAGCTCATCGATGTAGGTGGCCGTAAACTCAAGCGTTTTGCTTCCTCTGGCCTCCAACAAGCTGGCTATCAAGTTGGCGACTTTGCCGTGCAGGTCCAATCCGGGACGAACGTGGCAGTTGCTTTCGGTCAGCAAATGTCTCAGCTCCTCGGTATTCTCGGGCCTTGGGGCGCTGTAGCAGGTGCCGCCGTTGCGATCACGACCGCTTTCGTCGCTCCAATGTTCAGAACGTCCGAAGCTGCGAAAGAGAAAAACAACGCAATGGACGCTCTCACCAAGACTCTGAGAGAATACAACAAAGAACAAGAGCTTGCTAACAAAGGCATCACCCAAGAACAGGAGCTTACCCAAAACCGCCTTGCTCAAGCTCAAAAGGACCTGAAAGCAGCTCGTGAAGCCGCTCAGGAGCTTGGCCTGTTTATGGCCACTGCGCCCACCAATGTTGGTATGGGCGAGGCGCAAATGGCTGTGGCAATCTCAGAAGCAGTCAAGTCCCTTTTCGGAGCCGACACAGCGTCCGAACAAGAGAAGGCTCTTCAGGAGTACGCTAAGTCTTTCGGCCTCGTTGCAGATTTGCAGCAGAAGCTCTCGGAAGAGAGACTGGCAGCGTTCAGCGAAGAAAAACGCGCTCTGTCTCAACAAGCGGATTTGCAAGCTGTAATCACCAAGCATGGTGAGGATTCTGTAGAAGTTATTCGATATCGCGCTCAGGCGGAGAAAGACGCTTATGCTGCGTCTGTCGCTCAGCTCGATATCACTACCGCTCAGATGCAAGCCCTTCGGGAAATGAATAACGCGAGGGTCGACGCTGCCACTCAAGAAGAAATCCGTGTTCGCAACATGGAGATTATTCAGGAGAACCTCAAAGCCGAGGCCGATGCTCAAGCTGCCATTCTTGAAGCAAACCAGAAGTACGCCGAAGCTCAAGATCGCATTCGGGCGCAGCAGAATGAAGTTCTTGCTAAGACTTCTGAACAGCTTCGACTTGAACAGCTTCGACTTGAAATCCAGAGGTCCTACAGCTCTTCTGGCGAAAAGACTGTTGAGACCAATCGCCTTGAGGCTCAGCTTGCGGGTGAAATCGTCCGTCAAAAACAAGAGCAGCTTTTCGTAGCGGGCGGCATTACTGACGAAGAGCAGAGAATCATCGACAAGATGGTCGAAACTGCCATTCAATCTGAAATTGCTGCTCAAAACATCGCTGCTGCCAAAGATGAAGCAAATGCCTTGGCCGCTGCAGCGGCTGCTGCTGCAAGCGCTATTGCGTCTTTCGCTGCGGGGTCTGCTCGAATTCAAGGGCGTATCCAAGTTCTCAGGGCGCAGCTAGAGGCTGAGCAGCAAGGTCTCAATTCTCAGATTGTTGGCAGGTCCGAAAGAGAGCGAGTAAGAGTCGCTCAGGACTATGAAAAAGCGCTCGGCAAACTCAATGACCGTTTGAAGGAAAGTGCACAAACGGAAGCGGACATCGCTGCGTATGCTCAAGAGAGAAACGTTCTGTTGGCCGAACAGCAAAAGCAACTTGGTCTCATCAACCAAGAACAGCAGCTTGCAGTTTCTCTCGAAGCTCAGCGCGAGGCTAATCGTGAAGCCGCTCGGACGTCGCGGAGGACAGGCGGTGGCAGAAGCAGGGGAGCCGGGAGAAAGCCTCAACAGTCGCCCGAGGCCAAAAGAGCGGAAGAGCTGGCCAAATACATTGAGGGTCTTCGTCAAGAGAACCAGTTCTTGACTGAAAATCTTTATGTTTACAACGAGCAGTTTGAGATTGAACGGAAGCTTTACGAGCTTCGTCAGCAGTATGGGCCAGCTTTCAACGACACAATTCGCCAGCAAACTGAGGAATTGCTTCGCCAGCAGCAAGCTCTGCAAAAACAGCGCGAGACCATGGAAAGAGTGGCTGACACCATTGCCAACTCGATGGGTAACGCTTTCTTCGATGTTGTCACTGGTGCAAAATCGGCAGAAGAAGCCTTTCGTCAGATGGCTCTTTCAATTGTCAATGAATTGTTCCGGATTCTGGTCGTTGAAAGGCTCGTTCAGTCCATCAAAGGGTTTGTTTCGGGGTCCTTCGGTGGCATTGTCCCGTCTGCTAAGGGCAATGTGTTCCTTGGCGGGAACGTTGTTCCCTTCGCCAAAGGCGGGGTTGTAAACTCTCCAACTTACTTCCCAATGCGCAATAACAATACTGGTCTCATGGGTGAGGAAGGACCAGAGGCAATCATGCCTTTGAAGCGCGGCAGAGACGGCAAGCTTGGCGTCGAATCCAACGGTGGCCAGCAGCCTATCGTGAACCAGAAAATTGTGAACGTTCTCGACCCTAGCGTCATGTCTGAGTATCTTTCGAGCAGACAAGGCGAGAAGGTTATCATGAACGTTATCCGTAGAAACCGGAGCGCGTGATGCCTGAAATCCGGTTTTGGCAATACCACCCTAGCGAATTGCAGGTCACTTATAGCTTCTTGAACGATGTTATGGGCGCAATCTCTGGAGAGCAACGGTTCAATATGAGACCGACTCCGAGACTGTATTACGATGTCACTTTTCAATTGAGTGACAGCGAAGTTGACACAGTCAAGACCCTCATTCGCGCACAAATGAATGAAACGGATTCAGCATACCGTAATCGGTTTTACATGCCTCGGTTCGATCTGCAGTACCCGGCTTCTCTCAATGTCGCAGGCACTGAATTTACTGTTGACACGACTGTAATTGACACGGAGTTTCTGGACACTGACAGATATTCGTATCAGATCACTTCTGATCACATTTTGTGGGCGTCTCAATCCTACACGTCGACCACTATCACGGTCGACGGAACCTACGACTTGTCGATATACGGCGACACCGAAGGTTTCATTTCACCTGTGTCCCTCGTGCGTCTCGTTGAAGCGCCGTCTTTCAGCAGGGCGGGGTTTGATGACAACACTGTGACGCTGAGACTCTTGGACCTCGAATACACAGCCCGCACTTTCGCCACTACACCTTTCTCTCTTGAAACGGACGGCAGGGCCATTCTCGATAAAGACCCGAGTTCAGTGTCTGGGTTTTCTAACACTATCGTGTTCCCCGAACAGACAATTGACTACGGAACAGGGCCGATCAGTTACGAAAGAGTCGTGCTGGACCTTGACGATCTGAGCGACAGAGTTTACACTTTTCAGGGGAACACAGAATACGACTTGTTCTTGAAGTTCGTCGAATTTGTAGGCGGTATGCACAGGAAGTTTTACGCCAGAGACACTGCTGCTTCTGTTTCGAACAGCACATTCAGGCTGAACACTGACGAAATTGTTTTTGTTCATGAAGGCTCGTCCTCTGGCACCGTTTCTCTTCCTTTCAAGCTTCTGGAGGGCAGTGACGAATGACATATGCAACGCTCGACGCAAGTATCGATGATGGCAAGCCTTTCTATCTATACCTGATCACGAAGGGCAGTACCACTTATCGTTACACTTCGAAAAGTGCTTCTGTAACCTATGATGGTCAAACGTGGGAACCGACAACCATTGCTCACGAAGACGTCGTACAAGCTCGTACTCTCGAACGTTTGACGCTCCCTGTCAACTTTCCGAGAACGCACGCCGTTGTCACCGAGGCCAACAATTTCTCTCGCTGTGTCTTTCAAGGGCAGGTTGATTTCGTCGAATGCTAGGGGCCAAGAAGCAGCTCTTAATTTCGAAAATTTGGCGTCTACGATGCGGAGAGCGGGCCTCAGGGCCAGATTTCAAAAGTTGTGTCGACATGCGCTTTACAGTACAGGATGCGGCGTCGACATCAGCAGTTTCTATCAAACGGTTACTGTGAGCGCTATATCCGGCAGGACGGTTACTGTGTCTTCTCATGGGCAAGTGGATGGGTACTTTACCGGAGGTCTTGTGAACGCCAGTGGCTCATTCGGGTACATCGAAAGCCAAACTGGAGACGACTTGGTTCTCAAGCTTGTCCCTCAGGACTTGACAGTGAGCAGTTCGGTCCAAATCGCCCCCGGCTGTGCTTTGAACGTTCAGGTGTGCCAGAACAAATTCAACAACGTGGACAATTTCGGTGGATACCCTTATTCCCCGAATGAGAACATCTTCAAAGGCTTCTCGGGCCAGCCAATCATGTGAGGTTGAGACATGTGGAATTACATTCTTCTCACACTCTTGACAGCGGTGGTCAACTATGTTTTGATGCCGAAACCGAAGTCAGAGAAGCCAGAAAAAGGCGAGCCTGAATTCCCCTTCACAGAAGAAGGTACAGAAATTCCGGTTGTCTTTGGTTGCATCGAGACGCGGGCTTTTATCGGCTGGTACGGCGATTTCCGCACTAAGAACATTTACGAATCTCCAGATGCCAAGGGCAAGTGATGACAAGAGTTACAATGCGCGATATCCGTAGAGCAGGATACTGCTCCAGAGGGGTGCGGGTGTTTGCGCGGAAGCATGGCTTGGATTATCAAGATTTTCTTGCCAATGGTTTCGAAATCGATGATCTGCCCGAGCAAGACGGTGAAATCGTCAAGAAACTCAGAGAGGTGGTGGAATGAGCAGTGGTAAAAACCAAAAATTCCACGTTGGATATAAATACTATCTCGGAGTTCAGAAGCTTTTGTGCCATGGGCCAATCGATGCGATCCGTGGTATTTTTGTTGAAGACAAACAGCTAGATGCTACGGTAAGGGAACCGGGACAGCACAGCGTCAACAAACAGGAGCTTTTTGGTGAACAACAAGGCGGCATCAGCGGCGTTTTCGATGTCGTAGAAGGAAGCTTGACCCAAACCCAGAACACGTACCTCGATGGCGTGATCAACGATCCTTTGCCCGCTTACCGGGGCGTTGGAAGTCTTGTACTTAATCAAATGTATCTTGGTAACAATCCGTATTTGAAGCCTTGGTCTGTGCGTGTTTCAAGGATCATGAAGCGAATTGTAAACGGTGTGACTACTGACCAGTGGTACAAAGATATTGGGACGTGTCTGCAAACAAGGGCTATTACTGGAATTCCGACGACAGCGTGATGTACGAATTCAACATCAACAGCATGGTCGTTGAGAAACAATACATTTTAGACATTTCGGCCATTGCAGCTTCCGAATTGTACTTCTTGGGAGTCACGGACAACGAGTATTTTCTTTTCCAAGACGCTGCGACTTCTACGTACCCGCAGTGGTATTCCTACAAAATCGAAACTCGAACGCCATTTCCTACCCGGATTTTGGTCATTCAGACTTCTTTGGGGATTACTGCCAGCGGTTATTTCTTGGAAAAAGGTGCGTCTGAGGACAGCGGCACCAGCAGAGACAACAAATTCCCAGACGCCAGCGCTGGAAGCAACGTTATTGCGTCTTTGCCTTTCGGTGGCGGAGAAATGGTGTATTGTTCTGGGCTGTCCACTCGCCCGTCAATGGTTTATTTGGAACCTACTGGCTCGGCACCTTTCGATGCATTTGCACACAACTGGCAAGACCCTGATGAAACAGAACCAACTACGGGTTCTTTCCGCAATATACGAGGCGTCGTACCCTTGAACGGCAGCTTTTACATGCTCGTTCAAGTCATCAATAACACTTATACAACGTACAGTTTCAATCTTGTGAAGCTGACGCCCACAAGCACCGGAGACACTTCGAACCCCGCAGATGGCACATCTGTCATTCTCAAAGAGTATGGCACTGCTTATGACCCGATCGGCCTTTATCCAAACGAGGAAACTGGCGGCTATTACGTGGTCTACCAAGACGACACAGCGGGCGTCACTCGGAATACGTACATTGAAGAATTCCGTAGTGATGACACTTCTCTGTCAACAACGACAATTTCTGGGCTGAGAATGTTCGTCAATTCGTCTACTGCGAACACTTCCAGCACTCAAAATCAGACTTTTTTCGATGGCCAGTACCTATACGGCTTCGAGGCTTCGGTTTCTGGAGGCACTTACTACAACGTTGGTTATGTGGATATAAGTCTCGGCACTTGGGTTTCTCTCGGTATCACGAATGACGGAAGCAATTTTCTTCCCGAAATGTTTGCTGCTGACTCTGCGTCGGGCGCTGTCTGGGGTTCTTACGCCACGGGGCAAAATGGTAGGGTCATCAAATTCGCTGGCGGCGGTGATGCTATCTGCCCCGATATGAACCCTGCCCATATCATTCGCGAATGCCTAACTGATCAGATTTGGGGCTTGGGATTCGGTGACGCGGACATTGACAGCACTTCTTTCGAGGCCGCAGCTGACACTCTTTTCAAAGAGGGCTTTGGAATCTCCCTGCTTTGGGGTCAGCAAACATCTATCGAGGATTTTGTCGGTGTCGTCCTTGATCATATTGATGCTAATCTCTATGTCGACCGAACCACCGGAAAATTTGTCCTCAAGCTGATTCGGGACGACTACACCACTTACCCAACTTTTGAAGACACCGACATCATCGAAATATCTGATTTTGCTCAGAGGCCCGAATCGGAGCTGATCAACAGCCTTACGATCACCTATAACGATCGAAAGAAAAGAACAAGTACGAGCATCACAGTTAATGATCTGGCTTCTATCCAGCAGTATGGGGCCACCATTCACACGACCGTGAGCTATCCGGGTATTTACAATCACAACCTTGCGGCCAAAGTGGCTGCAAGGGACCTTCGAGCGCTCAGCTCTCCGGTTTACAACGGCACTTTTACAGTGAACCGCAAGTCTGCCCCTGATTTGAACGTTGGCGACGTGTTTGACATTGACAGCGCCTTGTATCCTGAGCTTACTGGTCGAGTTTATCGGGTTGCTGAAATCGACTTCGGTACTTCGCGTTCCAATCAAATCACTATTACTTTCGTTGAAGATGTGTTCTCTCTCGGGACCGCTGTTGCCCAGAACATCGGGCAGATCGGTACTGGTTCCACTTTGATAAGCCAGCCAAAAGCAGCTGAATACCCAGCAGTTTTCGAGACTGATTTCTATACGTATTCCCGCAATCTCGGGGATCAAACTGTCTCTGAAAATTTGGCTTATGAAGACGAGAGAAGTTCTGCAATCTTGTACGGCGATGAGGTGGTGAGTGACGCTCTCACTTTTGACGTATACTCTGATGTTTCCGGGAGCTACCTGAGGACCACCGGGACGAACCCTAGTCCGGTCCTGAGCGTCGATGAAACACTGTTCGCAGACCCTGATCAGACCACTGCGAATGTTACTTTCATTAATGGCGAAACTCTCTATGGCGAGCTTACTGGTAACATTCTCGCTTATGTTGGTGACGAAATAATCCAAATCACTGATATTACGAGCGGAGTGGCTACTATTGTTCGAGGTATTGGCGACACGGTCCCTGCGAGACATACCTCCGGTTCTATTATTCGAGTATTTGGACAAACGTCTGACCTCGACACAAGCGACCTTGTCAGTGGTGATAGCGTCAATTACAAGATTGCTACACGCACTCTTGCAGGAGCGATGACTGCGGATCAGTCCGCAACTCTGCCGATCACTTTCACAGGACGTTTGGACAAGCCTTGGCCCGTCAACAACGTCACATATAACAACTTCAATTATCTTGCGTATTTTGCAGGTTCCTCGAACCTCACGTGGGCCAACCAAGACAAGTATCTGTTGACCGG